GTTATAGAATGAGTCAGATATATCCGCTATTTGGTTAAACACGTTAGAAAACATACTTAGCATAGAATCAAGTCCTTCTTTAACAGAGTCTAAAAAGTCTTCTAGTCCAGTTTTACCAAACTTCACATCTATAGGTTCTGAGGGTAGAGAAGATACTAAGCCGTTAGACATTCTAGACCCAATACCGTCTGTTTTGTGTTTAACCACAGCTGCAGCTTTAACTCTATTGCCTCCTGTCTCAGGGTTTCCTCCTGATATACCGCTAGAGCTAAAAAAGCTAGTTATTTCGTTTACTATGTCTTTCGCGTCGTTAAACATTTTGTACATAGGTTCTAAAGACTTGTCTAAGCCTTCTTCAGTTATTTCTTTTAGCGGGTCTAAATTAGCTACAGTTTTAGCTGCCTTCTCAGCTATTTTATCTAGAGCAGTTCCGTAATCGTCTAAATCTTTTTTACCTTGGTTGAATATATTTTGCTGCGCCCCTGGAGTGCCGTTGCCTGTCATAGCAGCCCATACTTCGGCTAGCAAGTCGCCTATATTCATTAAACCTTTACCCCACAACACAACTGTTTCGTATATAGTTTCTATACCAGCTACTATACCAGCTAATAAAATTCTAAACTGCACTGTACTGTTGTAGTACTCAGTAAAAGAGTTAGTTGTTTCTACTATTTTAGTTTTAACTAAATCCCAGTTAGTGTATATTAAATACACAGACGCGGCTATACCGGCTATAGCTAACGATACCGGATTAAACAAAGAGCCTGTTGTTATTGCCTTCATGACTGTAGAAAGTACAGACAGAGCTCCAGACAAAGCTAATTTTAAAGGCCCTATGGATGCTGTGAGCAATCCTACTTTTATTATGTTATCCTGCATTTTAGGGCTTAGGTTGCCAAACCCTCTAGCCACTTTTAAAACCACACCCATAAGTCTGTTGAAAGCTGGAAAGAGCTTCATACCTATATCTCTCCGCCATTTGGTTAATCTCTTCAGCGTGCACTTTACCTTTAGATATAATCTGCTGAATAGCTGTAGTTACACCATTTAAGTCATCTCCAGACCCTCCTACTAAAGCAACTGCATTCGCCAACTGTGTTAAAGCAAATCTTGATTTGTCTGCACTAAAGCCTATAGCCTGAAGCTTAATTGAGCCTTTGACAGCCGACTGCAAATCTAAACCTGGGTTTTTAGCTAGTCTTACTAATAAGCCAAACTCTTTGCTTGCGCCTTTTGAATCTTGCATTAAACCTTCTAAACCTTTTTTAAGTTTATCTATGTCTGCAGCAGACTTTATAGCAGCGCCTGCACCAGCAATTATAGGTAAAGTTAAAGCCGTGGACATTTTACGCCCAGACCGCTCTAAAGAAGCGATATTCTTCTTTAAAGTTTTTTGCATAGCTGACATCTTTTTTCTAAAGCGTGTCATGTCAGCTCCAATCTTTACCCGTATGTCTGCTGCTGAACCCATATTTATTTTTTGCTCATTCGTTTTTTATGCGCTGCATCACTTATAGCTAATAATTTTTTCTTTATAGCTAAGGCGCTTTCTGTGTTTTCTGAAGCTCTTTTATCATCAAACTCCCACTCAAACTCAAGTTTAGATACATCTACCATAGCAGACATTTGCATTCTAGCTATGTAAAAATCTTTCTTTGTGTTTTCGTTTTCTTTTCTGTGACCCAACTCAACTAAATCAAATACTTCCCAAGGTTCGCTAGCTAAATAGTCTTCTCTAGTCATACCGTACCTTAGACAGTAAAAGTATAATTCAGGCAGGTCTATTGCTTTTTTTCTTTTTTAGACTTATTAGCTGTTTGAACTGTTGCAACCATGCCTTGAGTGACTTTTACGAATTTATCTAAGCATTTTTTTAATTCTTCAGGGTGTTCAGCTAACAAAGACCCGAATTGATCTTGTGTTAACTGAACTTCTCGACCTTTTAGACTTTCACCTCTTTGGACCCCTTCATAAAATAGCTCAAACATTAGTAAAAAATGATCAAACATTTTATCAAAACCAGATAAAGATATTCCGTGTGCTCTGTTAAAAACAGTTAAAGTGTACATATCTAAGCTTAAGTTTAGATTATGCTTTCCAAGTTTTAAAACTACTGACTTCATTATATTTTTGTTTTTGTTTTTGTTTATACTCTACCGAAAGAACCTGTAAACTCAAAAGAAACAGAGTATGTTGGTCTTTGGTTATCTCCAGACGCGTTTATGCTAAACTCGTTGCAGTAAGCTTCTCCTACAAAAGTTTCGTGCCCCACAATCTCATCTGTAAGAGTCATAGTTGCTGTCTCGTCGTCGTTAAACCAATCGTAAAGTGTTACTAAGTCTTCAGCGTAAAAGCCTGAAGAACTACCTGTACCAGACTTTGTTCCTGACATTAATTCCTTGTAGTCACCTGAGTCTTTACTAGTCACCTCATTTAGCACTTTTGTAAAGTTCAACTGCTGATCGGTAGCGTGACCTATAGCTACTAAACCTATAAAAAATCTTAGTAGCGTCGTATTACGTTTTGCCATTGTACTATTTATTTAATTAATTAATTACTTTTGCTTAGCAGAAGCTTCTTTTACAGCTTTTGCTTCTGCTGCAGTTAAACTGCCTTTTAAATCTACTGCTTTTTTCTCTTTAACCAGCTTAGCTCCTTCTTCATTTAAGACTTTATACTTGTTGCCTTTTATCAATTTTATTCGGCCTACTTGTTCGTCTTGTAACATTCTTATGTCCATGATACTATTTATGTTGTATTAAGTAATCTGATCTTCTAACGTGCAATTCTGTTTGCTCGTTGTATTCCATGCCTGAGCTGTGCCATCTAATTTCAACTATTTTACTTTCTTCGTCTCCTAAGAAACCGTTTAAAGCAACTTTAATAGCCTCTGACACATCGTAAGCTATATCTGCAGGTCCTCTGTCTGTCTCTATGTCACCTTCTTTAACAAAAGTGCATATTTCATACACAGCGTCGCCGTTTAAATTTACATCTTTACTTCGTTCTGCTTGGTCATCTATTTCATAGAAACCTATAGCTGGGTAATCAGCTTGCTTAGGCACTAAATTAAAATGCACACCTGCAAAATCGTGCTGTAAAGCAATAATTCTAAGTAAGCTTGCTAAGTCGTCTTTCATTTTAGTTTATTCCTTTTTTTCTTGCTTTTTCTCTTATCATTAAAATCATTCTTCTAGCTACGTCCTTTTTTATGGTTGGACCGGTCGAAGCTACAGCGTTTTTCCAGTAGTGTCTAGCTTTAATTCTAACCCGGCCGGATTTTGTTTTAGCTCCGTCTTCAAACCAGTGAGCGTAAAAGCCGTCTACTCTATTGCCTCCATAAACACCTGAGGCTCTTCTTCCAGCTAGCACCGCTCCTATGTGTATGCCTATGTTGCTTAGATTTCTGTGCCTTCGCCCAAGTTTAACTAATCTTCTTATAGACCTCCTCAGGTTACCTGGTTTATAAACTGTTTTAACCCCAGCTGCCGTGGTTCTATGAATATCTTTTTTAGCTACAGGTATGTTAATTCTTGCAGCAGCTGTTAAAGGTTTTGAGGCTTTATTAAGCTCTTTCTTAACATCAGCTTCCCCGTATAACGTAGCTACTTTTTTAATAAAAGCTCTTATTTCTGCTTCTGTTGATTTACTCATTTTTTACACAGCCTATATGCGTTAACATGTTTCTACCTTTTTGTCTTATATCTTCCACATCATAAACATCACCTAAATACTCTACTTGCGTTAAGCTAGTTATGTCTTTTCTGAATCTTGTTAAGAAAACAACTTTTTGTTTTGATACGCTTGTTTTTTCTACTTCCAGTTCTGTTCCTTTTAACCAGTGTACTTTACACCAGGCTCGTATTTTAGTTTTTGGTCCTGCGTAACTGCTTCCTGATGCACTCACTAAGTTTGTAGCAAAAACTAAAAATACAGGCGTGTCTAACGAACCTGTGTTGAACTTTTTACTATTTACTCTAGGCAAAACTTTTCAATTTATAATTATTCAATAAGACTTCGCTAGACTTCGAATATAGACCGTTAACATTAAATATTTGAGTTAAAGTATCTATGCGCTCATCGTAGTAGTCAGTTATTAAAAGTAACATAGCTAACACTATATCTTTAGGCACTTCTTCAAAACCAGTATCATACTCTAAATACACGGGATTTCTTAGTTCACTAAGCTCTGGTAAAACCCCAAAATCTTTAGCGTACACTGTTTTGCACTTTTCGTCAAAAGCAAAGTCATTGTTTACAGTCAACACTCCTGCGCTATTTTTATACTTTACAGTAAAGCTGTCTTCAGACTGAATTTCGTATTGCGTTTTAAACTCTTCTTGCCAACTTGAAAAATACTCTCTCACTTTAGTAGTAGATAGTTTTCTCCAGGTGTAGTTTTCAGCAAAAGTGTAAGCCGCGTCTATATACAGCTGTATAGTTACGTCTTCAACATCATGATCTGAGTCTGAAAACGTTCTAAGATGCTCCTTAGCTATTTCTTTTGTTATAGGACTTACTCCTTTTTGAATTATATCCACTACTTAAAGGTTTTTAAAAGTCTACTACTTCTTCTTCTTCTTCTTCTTCTTCTTCTTCTTCTTCTTCTTCTTCTTCTTAGACATAGACTCTAGCGTAGCCTCCTCAACTATATTTGCTTTTATTAGTCTTTTTGCTTTGTCTTCGTCTAATTCGTTTAAGTCGCCTGGTGCAAAATTTCCGCTTTTTCCACAAACAGACATTAAATATCTAACTATCATGATTAAGATTTTAAAAAGAGTAGCGCGCAAAACGCTACTCTTAATTAATGTTTTTATGCGTTCTCCATAACTTTAATGGCATTAGAGTCAGTTAAGACTGCGTCCATTCTTTGGAATATGTTGAAGCCCAATGCTCTTTCTAAAGCATACTTTTCTCGCAAGATAACAAGCTCTCTGTCGTTAACCATACGGATTCTAAATTTGTTAAAGTCTCCGAAAGCTATTCCTTTTGCCCCGCTTGCTAGGTCTGCCATCTCATCATTGATGTAGAACTTTTTACCTGCAAACATGTCAGGCGCACCTGCTACTAGCGATGACTGCCACAATGGTCTACCTTCACCATCTTTCATTTTCCTAAGGTCTTTGAAAGTGTTATCCGTAAACATATACGCGCCTTGCTTTCTATACGCTGAGTTCACAGAATGCTGAAGATCAATTAAATCATCATACGACACCTGGTCGGTTAAAGCTGACGTGTGACCTGTAGTAAGAGACGGTATAAGACCCGTTACACCTGCACCACCTTTTGTGAATACTTCTTCTGCGTATCTTGCAATTCTTTCTGCCGCAGCATCAATAACTTCGCTTTGGAAGTTTAAGAATGAGTCAGTAAGTAGTTGCTTTGACACTTTAATAACACGAGACGTGAATATTTTAGCACCAATAGACACTTGACCTAAATTGAAGTCCTGGACAATATCTGTCTCAGTCTCACCAATTATAGCTCCTTTTTGAGCTGTTTGGTCAGACTTAGGCATTAATATGTTAGCGCCTGTAGAAGTGTTAAATATGTTTGCTGCGTCCATGATTCCTGAAAAGGATTTCATCACTTTAATAAGCTGTGTGTCGTACAAAGTAGGCACACTAAAACCACCTAAAGCATCATTACCAGTTTGCTGTGTCTCGACTCCTCTTTCTTGCATCAGTGCTGCGTTTCTTTTGTGAAACACTTCCTGTTGATTTGAGTCTAAGGACCTAAAGCCTCGCAGTACAACTTGTTGAAATACTTGTCTGTATTCATTGTTGTCTCCTTGACCTGGAAAAACATCTGTTGGTGGTCGGCCACCAGAATTTCTTTTTTCGAGCTGAGCCGCAATTGCTGCTTCTCGTTGCTCCATGTGATCAATTTTGATTTGCCTAGCAATCATGCCGTCGTATTTGTCTACGTCTGCAGCAGCCTTATCAAATCTAAGTTGGTCCTCTTGCGACATGTTTTCGCCATCCGGTACCGGCTTAGCTAAAACTTCATCGCAGACGGCTCTTGCTTGAGCCTTATTCTCTAATAGTTCTTTTAGAGTTGCCATGTTTACTTAATATTTAAAAATTATTTAATAAGGCTCAATTGCCTTTTTCTTATTTCCATGCTGTTGCTCATTCTTTTAGCAACAGGTTTTACTTTTTTTGAAGCTTTAAAGTTATCGTAGCTTTCTTTCAAAGCTTCAGCCGATCTTTTGTTGACACTTGTTCCTGGGTTAGCCCCATAAGTTACAGGACCTACGTCTTTAAGAATGCTTAAAGAAACAATCTCCCAAGTTGGCAACTCGCCATCTCTTTCAACCCAGTTGCTTTCTTCTACTCTGAAAGCAAAACTGCATTCGTCAACGTCTCCTTTAGCTATAGCGTCTTCTAAGTCTATAGCATATGACCTCTCTGGTGTTGTATACCTAAAAGCTAAATGCCCGTCTTGTGTTAAAAACACTTCACCTGTGCCACTTTTTGTTCTAGCTAATATTTTATCATTGCCGTGATTAAATACTATTCTTACATCGTCATTTAACACTTTATCGAAGGCGCCTCGCTTAATAACTTCCATATATTGCCAATCATCAAAGCCCATTATGTACGGCTCCTCTATACGAGCTGCTATACCTTCTATTGTCCCTCTCGATTGACCCTCGCTTGCACTTCTTGTTATCTCCATTCCGGAGAACTCCCTAGTGTGCACTGTGTTTTCTAGTTTATTCTTCTTCATCGCCGCTTTTAGTTTTTATTTTACCTCCTAAAGGCTCAGTTAGTTTGTCTCGCATATTCACAGGAGTCATTAAAACGTCGCCGCCAGGCATACTAGGTAGGTTTTCTAAGTTACGTATTTCATTTTGCGTCATCAACCCGTTTTGGAACATGTTCTTTAAATGTAAAGACCTTGTTTTTACGTCTGCTCTCAATAAGCTATCAATATTATACTTAAAATATCTTTTTCCAAAATCTCTATTGCTCAACAACTTGAAATTCTCTTCGGCTTCTAGTCTTTTAACATAAGGCCTTAAACAGAATTTTGAATAAGCTAATGTTTGATGCTCTATGTTTGAAAAAGTTGCACCTTCCATTTCTTGCACCATGTGTAAAGGCATTCTAAAAGGCCGACACAATTCAGCTATATTAAATTTACGTTGCTTAAGAGTCTGCGCGTCTTCAGGTGTTAGCTGAATAGGCTCAAATCGCATGCCTTCGTCTAGTATTATTGTCTGCTCTCCGTTTGGCCCAGTGTACTCGCTATTAAAACTTTTTCTCAGTATGTTATAACCCTCTTCACCAAGCTTTCCTGGGTGAATTAGCGCATTTTTAGGAGTAGCTCCGTTATCTAAAAATTCAAGAGATATATCCTGGCTGCGCAAAGTTTCATGCATAGTTTTATTCAACAGCGCAAAAGGCGATAAAGCTTCTATACCGTTGCTTGTTATTCTTTTATAATGCAACATTTCCCAAGGAAACAAGGGGTCTTTAACACCTTCAACATGGTAAAACAGCTTTTTTCTTTTTTTATAATACGCATGGTCTATATAAACAGTAGGGTTTTCTATATACTCTAGCTCACTAGGCACACCCTTGCTATCATGGTATATGCGAGAATACCCGTTACCTTTAGACAACAAGTTCAACATTAAAACTTCTTTTAGTGTGAAAGCTGTCATGCTGTCATTAGGTTTACCTAAAAGCTTAGCCCTTTTGTTTTCGAAGTCTATTACACTGTTGCCTTGACCTGTTTTAGTATACAAATCGTGCCCTAGACTCGCTATGTCTTCAGCTATTATGCTTATAATAGCATACACTGTAGGTATCTGCCAAGAGTTCCCGTCTGAAGCAGACCTGTATCTAGAGCCGCCTGAAAAAAAATTTACTTTTTCAGCAAACCATTTATTCATGTCCATAGTCTCTGGACTACCTGTTGATCTTTTTTGAGTAGGGTCTACTATTGCAGACTCTTTTAGAGCTGGGTGTGTATTAACACTTCTTGACCTGGGTCCAAATAAGCCTGCTAAATTCATATATACAAATATACAAACATTCTAGACTAATAAAGAAATAAAGGTCCGGAGCGCTTAACGGCCTGTGTTATAGTAGGTTAGGTGCCTTTTAAACGCCTCGTAGCTAGAAAAAGGCGTAGCTAAACCTCGCTTATTCCGCTCTTTTACCATTATAATGAAAGCTGTTCGCCTAGAAAACGATTGATTTTCCAGTTCTTTGACTCTTTTGCGACACCTGCTATAGGCGTCTAATTCCACTTTTAAGATATCTTGATTTTTCATCTTCTTCTATAGATTTTAAATAGCCGCCTAGGCCTGTTAATAAAGCTGAAACACCGTCTATTTTATCTGCACTATTGGCTTTATCGGGTTTCATATTTCCAGCTGCGTCTCTTGCAATAGCTACATTTGACATCATCCACTGGAATATTATATCTGAGTTATTATCTATGCGATTGCTGCGGAATAGTTTTTCTAATAACTTACAGGGTTCGTTCATACTGCCAAACCCTTGCCCGTAAAAGGACACTTCCAGACCTGCATTTGATAAATTTCCTGCGAATTGTACTGCTTGCCACCGGTCAATGTCAATAGACTGTACGTCGTACATTACACATAGTTTTTCAATAACAAAATTTTCAATAAATGTCTGGTCTATTATATTGCCTGGTGTTATAATAAACAACCCATCATTTGCCCACTGAACATAAGGCACTCCGTCTGCGTCTGTTCTTTGTTTTATAGTCTCTTCCGGTATGAAGTAGAAAGTCTTATGCCTGAATACAGGTATTGTTTCTGTAGGTGGAAATACACACGACACTGCAGCTATATCCGACACTGTTGCTAAATCTACACCTAGATGACATTTTTCTCTAAGCTCTATTTTATAACCTAAGTTGCTAGCTTTTATTATGTCTGCGCTTAACCATGTTTTAGCAGTACCGCACCACTTGTTTAAGTTTTTAACTTTAAAGTCTATTTCACTGCTCCCTCCTTCGTTTCTTGAACTTTTTTGATCTTGTGTAAAATTATCTCTATTTATTATTTTACCTAACATTGGATTTGCCTTAGCCCAATTTTTAGGGTCATTCCAGTCGTCATCTTCATCCATCGCGTATATGTCAATAAACACGCTATCATCATCTAACACACCTTCTAAGATTCTTTGGCACATCCTGTAATACGAGAAAAAAGGATAAGTTGTGTTATATCCTACCGTTGTAGATATAGCTATGAGGGGCTCCGTTTTTTGAGCCATACCTCTTTCAAATATTTTAATTATTTTGTTTGTCTTCATTTCGTGCACCTCATCAATACTTGCGAAAGAAGGTTTGAAACCGTCTAGCTTTTTAGAGTCAGCTGCCATAGCTTTAAGCACGTTCTTTTTACTTGGTATGTAGCAAGCGTTAGCCATTAGTTTTATAAGCTCTTTAGCTTTAGCGCTGTCTTTCTGTAAGTGCTCGAGCATGTTGTATGTCTCGTCATATGTTATAAGCGCTTGCTCTCTAGTGTTCGCGGCTGTTACACATAAAGCTCCTCTCTCTCCTGAGCCTGCGAACATGTAACCTGTTTTTATAGCGTTTTCTTGCGACTTACCGTTCTTTCTAGGTTTACAGTTAAGAGAACGCCTAAACCTTCTTTTTATCTTCTTTGTGTCAGGGTCTTCTTTTTTCCAACCAAAAAGAGTTCTGAAGTAAAATATCTGATGCGGGTACAGTTTTATCTTTTGCCTCCAGTGCTCTTCATCTGAGAGTCTCAGACCTGAAGCAAACTTTATAACTCTATCTCCGGCAGCTTCGTCAAAAAATATGTCCGTTCTATCTAAGTCTGATAAATGCCTTTCGACTTTAGCTACTTCTAATTTTCCATGCACTCCGTCCTTATTAGCTATAACGCTTTCTATATACTCACTATATTGTCTATGTATTTCTTCTCTACCTATCATAATAAATCATCCATTGAGTCGCCGTCCGGTGTTTCAGGTGGCTTTGGTGCATCAGCTGGTTTTGTGACCGCTTGTAAAATTCTATGTCTATCCGCTGGGTTTAACCCAAAGCTAGAGGCTAGGCTGTTAGCTTGTTTTCTTGTGTCATTCCCTTGAGCTAGCATAACTTTGTAGAGTTGCCTTATATTGTTTTGCTCTTTTAGTAGTTGGTCTAACCATTTCATATCTTGGTCTGAGCTGCACATCAGTTTTGCGTTATCGTACTCAGTTTCTAGAGCGTCTAATTTCTTAAGGTATTTTTTAGCTCTTATAGAGCAGCTCTGGGATTTAGAAAACAGTTGCGCACATAAAGCTAACTGGGCTATGTCTACTACTTCAAGCACACCGTACTCTATGCAACACAAACCCATGAAATTGTACCATCTTAAAGCGAGCTCGTCAAAGTCATCTTCAAATAGGTCAGTCGTGGGGTCGGGTAGTTCTGACAGCTTATGTTTGGTTGTGTCTACTATTACACCGTCTCTATCAGCTCGGTAAGTGTTTCTTAATATCTTAAGCGCGGTGGGTATTTTATTTCTACCGCTGTTTTGGTTTCCTGCCATACTTTTTTCAAATTTAGATTCATTTTCTGACGTAGCTCATATG